ATCAACTGGACTCCTCTATGAGTTTCAATAGTCTTATCTTATACTGTTCTTGATCAATTGTCAAGAACCTTTCGTAATTATTCATCAGATTGTTTAAATCAATCCATATAATATCATCCCTCAATTCCGTATCCCATTGCGGTCCATAACCAACTAACTCATCCAATATGATTATTGTTTCTAATGACACACGGCCACCTAGAAACTCTTTCATCAATTTAGGATGTTGTCCATTTTCTATTTTGAACAAATCCTCAAACGCATCCACTAGAGGTTTCATCTCTACCTCAAACATTTCAAAGAAACCCTGACGTTTAAGTTTCCATGATTCATGGTTCTCATCATTGAAGTTGGCAATATACCCCTTCTTATCTTTGATGAAATTTGCTACAAAGTAGTTCTGGATTTCTTGTTCTGTCTTGTACTTGCGAGCCAATCTAACGAAGAACGATCTGTCCTTGCGTTTATAGAAGGTGTCTCTCTTGATACGAGTCTTGCCCTTGTATGTTACAAAGTCATAGTCACTCTTACCAAAGTGTGCTTTCATAGCACAGTACATTAGATAAACGTCAATCGGTTCCATTACAGATACGCTTCGATACCCAATCAGTTAAAATGCAGGGGATTACCCCGTGAATAATTAGAACGATAGCCATTACCCACGCATGAGCAAGGTGCATAAAATAGTTAGTGTTATTTTCTCTAAGATGTTTCATCAGTCCATAAACTTCCCGTCTTTAATTAAATGATGTAATCTATGTTTGACTACAGTGAAGAACAGAGCAAATAAATTATTTGCCGTATATGTTCCGTTTGGAACTTTCAGTTCATATGTCATACAGGTAGTTGTGCCTGTCGAGGAAGAAAGTTCAATTCCCGTGCGTTAGCCTCAATCTTCTCTTTGAGACTCTTGGAAATAAGGCGACCCACTGTGTCGGGTTCAATCTCTTGACGATGGCAATAGTCAAGGACGGCCTCCATATGAGTGATATTCTTTTCATTTGCGATGCGTTCAATTTCCATCGAAAATGTTTTTGCGGTATTCAGTGCCATTTTGTACTCTTGTAATTTATTAATAAAGTGGGGGTTTTTGAAAGGAACCCCCATAACCTTTAGTTTTAGAACTTATAGCGTGTTTTTACACCGATAATTTTATCACCTGTGTTAAGGTCATTATCAAAATTAACTTCACCATAAGGGGTAATACCAAAGGAATCACCCACATCAAATGTGTACCCTGCGGCAAGTTCAATATTAGAAATCTCTTCATCATCCCAGCTGAACTTTGGTAGAGCTGATAATTTAAGCCCTTTAATTCCAGCAACAACACCAAATTTTGTGGTAGTTGTTTCCTTCGTTGTGTTACGTTCAGTGTCGGTCACAAAAGACATATCAATATTTGGCATAGCAGGTAGAACTGCTTTATCTTCTGCCATTGCAACAGTTGAAATACTGGTTGCAAGTGCAATTCCGATAATTAGTTTCTTCATTTGTTTTAGTCTCCTTTTAAAAGTTGAGGGGCTAACCGTGGGCCCCTCGCGGATGTATTATGGCATCACCCATTAGTAGTGGTATTTAGTTAGACACCCTGTGCAATAGCACGATATCCAGCAGCAACCACAGAACGTGGTGCAGTACCCAAACGGTACTTGCTGTAGGTCTGTCCATCAATCGAGCTGACCCGCTTGTTGAGATATACAGGGTATCCCTGCATACGAAGGGAACTAACCAAAGCGCGAGCGTTCTTGACGCCATAACGTGCAGCGATCTGCTTCGCAGTAAGTTCAGTACCGTTTTCGAGAGCGGCAATAACCTTAGTTGCCTTCGTAGTCGTAGTCGTAGTCATGTAGTAATTCATCCTTTCAAGATGATGACAATATCATTATTGACATTGTTTATAGAGTATAACATAGAAATAGTTAAATGTCAATACCCTTTCAAGGTGGTAGGTTATTCTGTTGCCAAGGAACCTACCGAAACTCCTGCACACTTACTGCTTACGCAGCGAGTGCCAATGGTGCAAAGTTATCGTTTGCATTTAGAAATTTGACCAATAACGCAGTCATCCGACAATTCTCCACTTATCTATCCCAGCCTGTCGATCCTATTTCGCCCCCATCAAAAGAAGACTAAGTAAATTATACCGGCAAGTAAGGTTATGTCTGCACATATGCTCCAAAGAATATATGCTTTAAACATCCACTTACTTACCTCTCGTACTAGAGGGTTCTTCATCAGAATCCCCTATCATTGACCTAACCATATTAGTCTCCTTTTGGTGGAGGCGGTGGGTACTGCCCCCACGTCCAGTTCAGCTATCAATTCGTATCATCAAATTGTATCTTATTTATAACACACGGGGACTAATAAGTCAAGTGCCTTATTGGCATTCCTTTAATTTTTTCTGCGTTAGGCATTAGAACTGCATTCATGCCTTGACTAAGAATGCACATTTTATCACCCACCAGTTCTACCACTGTAGTTGTTCCAGTATTCTCGTTTATCCAGAATCCAATACCAGTTTTGTGTTCTGATTCCATCCACGCAGCTGCGGGAACCTCATTAAACTCTTTAATCTTTTTAAGAACTTGTTTTATAGGTCCACATACCACAGGTTTATTTACCATCACAAAATCGGGTAAGTCTTCTAAAATTTCTGGTTCTGGAATTGTTTCTTGCGCTAAGGTTTGATTACCCATTAACAGAAACACTGCCAGTACTGCTACTAGATGTTTCATTCTGTTTGCTCCATTCTGCAACGGTTTCCACTAGAGCATCAAGGTATTCGTGTTTGTCTCTTACAAACTCTTGGACAGTTCCATCCTCTGTTACTACTAAAATCACTACCTGAGAGATTTCTATGCCAGTTCGTTCTCCGAACATCTCTGCATATGCAGAACCTTGAATGTAATAATTCTCATTCCATTCATCTTTACGCTCTTTGGTTGACGTTTTAAAATCTATAATAGACGGTACACCATTGTACTCTGCGATACAGTCAACCCTTCCCGCTACCTTATATTTATCACTATAGAGCCCTGCTTCCTGAGCATAAATGTTATCAATATTGCATAGGACAGACTTTAATTGACTAAAAAGGCAATATGGTAAGAAATTCTTCTTGTGTTCTGCCCACTTGGATGGATAATTGGACTCCATGTTGTTGAGGTAGTCCTCACACATGTGGTGAACCTTAGTGCCACGATTAGCAGCAGTTCGTGCGACATGGTTGGCAACTTCATTACCTACCCTCTTACGCCACTCCATCAGCCCCTTCTTGTTACGGACTGATAGAACAGTTGTGATTGATGGATACTTATTACCCTCTGGCGTATTGTATAGACGTACACCATCACTGTTAGTTGCCTTTATGGGTTGCAACTCTACCCCTACATGATTAAACATTATTTAATTTCTATTCCAACTCCCAAGTTTTATTCGTCTTATTAAAGACCCTAACTGTACCATCTTCTTCTGTAACTTTTCCAGTAATGTTGTTTAGTGACATATATGTATTCATTTGATTTGAAATTGTTATGCAAACTTCATCAAGATAATCAGAGTCTTTATCAGCCCTTTTTGCATGATAATCTTCTTTAGATTTCCAAACCGTAACACCTGTTAATGTCAACTCATTATTACTTATAGTTCTTGACGAATCTATAATAAAATAACCGAGATGAGCGTCCCAACCGGGATGCACTTCTGATGGCCATTGGGTATCTGTATTGGGTCTAATTATAACTCTAGTTGTTGTGTATGTTGCCATTTTTTATCTCCGTTTAATACATATTTATAACTTATGCTAACGAACGGACCCTCGCTACTAGTCTATCTGCTCTATTGGTGACCTGACGATACCAAGCAGAGTCAACCATCTCATCTGCGGCGGCGTGCCAATCACGGGAATCTACACCACGTTTCATACCTTTAAATTTACTCAATCTTGGCCTTCCCATATTGAACATCATATTAGCAATCACTTGTTGAGCCTCTTCCGGCAGATCGCTAAATTCTTCGTATAGGATGTTACAGTCTCGCAAGACGCTTTCGCAATCCTGTTCGAAGGCCTCAATAACTCTGGACTCACTGATGGCAGTGCCGATCTCTGAACCATATTCGGGGTCAGACTCAAGGACAAGATGGCCAACGCCAAAAGTAGCATAACCCAAATGATCGTTATATACCTCATATTTCACACCCTCGTCTATTTCTAGTTGTTCTCTTAGTACTTGTAAGTCCATTATTCCATTCCTATCCCAAGCTTAATCTTATTAATGAGATAACTACGAACGAAGCCACTACGGACAATATCACCGATAGTAAACTCAGTACAGTTAAACTCATCCATCTCCTCAAGAATTCTGAGGAAGTCATGTAATCCATTTTTTTCATTTGTCCTTTGTAAATCAGATTGATCAAAGTCACCACAGAACATAATCTTTGAATCCTGACCGACACGGGTGACAATAGTATCCAGCTCATGAAAATTCATATTCTGACATTCATCCACTATAATGATTGCGTTATCAAATGTCAACCCCCTTAGAAAAGAAGTTGATAGGAAGTGGAGTGTACCCTGTCCCTTGAGTCGGTCATACAAATTGTTGAAGGACTGTTCATTAGGTTGTTCAAACATGAACTGTACCATGTTCTGATATGGCACCTGATAGAGTGCAGCCTTGTCTTCCTCATCACCCGGCAGGAAACCAATTTCCCGTGTGGGAATAAGAGAACGAACCAGAATTACCTTCTCGTACTTACTCTTCAAATCCATGACTGCTTGCATTGCAAGGAACAACGCACTAAACGTCTTACCTGTACCCGCAGCACCAAATAGAAATTGGTTCTTACCCTTCTTGAACGAATCAAATACCACCGTCTGATTATCAGTGATGGGTTT